GAAGATCAACTGATTGACTTCATTGATGACTTCCGTAATCAGTTTAAGAAACTTCCTCCAGAAGAGATCTCATTCCCTCGTTCTGTGAGTGAAGTTACAAAGTACAAGAGTAACCAATCCATTTATGCGAAAGGAACTCCCATTCATTGTCGTGGAGCCCTTTTATTCAATCACCATGTAAAACGACTTGGTTTGGATGGTAAATACTCTTTGATTAAGAATGGAGAAAAGATCAAGTTCTGTTATCTTCGCAGCCCAAATCCTATTCATGAGAATGTGATGTCTTTCATTCAAGACTTCCCTAGGGAGATTGGTATTGAGAAGTATGTGGACTATGACCTTCAGTTTGAAAAATCATTTCTAGATCCCTTGAAAATCATCTTGGATGTGATAGGATGGGGTGTAGAAAAATCTGTAAACCTAGACCTGTTCTTCTCATGAACGATAACGAATCTAAACAAGATAAGTGGAATAGAGGTTTAGACCTCTTTGTAGAGAGTGTTCTCAAACCAGACCAAGAGTTGCGACAGTGTGCTCATAACCAAAAGTGTTATACTGAACTGTTGGACATTCGTGAGAATGTGTTAGAATATCTTAAGACCCTAAGGTGGTATTGAATGGATTTGCCAATTAATGATGAAGAACTTGCAACGATTGTGAGTGCGATGTATTTGGGTGGCGATACTGCCCTTTATCAAAAACTAAAACTTGTAAAGGAACTTCGAGAACAAGATCTCCCTTACAAAAAAATTCTTCGTGAACAATATGGGATGGTAGCCTGATGGACTTTCTTAAAGAAATTGTAAAAGAAGTTGGTGGTGAATACACTCAACTCGCTTCCGAAATCGATGAGACGGAAACTTATGTGGACACGGGTTCGTACATTTTTAACGCACTGGTTTCAGGTAGTCTATTTGGTGGTGTATCTGGGAATAAGATTACTGCTATTGCTGGAGAGTCTTCTACTGGAAAGACTTTCTTCTCTCTCGCCGTTGTTAAGAATTTTCTTGATAATAACCCCGATGGTTATTGTCTCTACTTTGATACTGAGGCTGCCATTACAAAGTCTCTCTTGGTCTCACGCGGCATTGACACATCACGCCTTGTCGTGGTTAATGTTGTCACCGTAGAAGAGTTTCGTGGTAAAGCCCTTAAGGCTGTAGATCTATACTTAAAAAAATCTGAAGGAGAACGCAAACCATGTATGTTTGTGTTAGACTCTTTGGGTATGCTTTCGACTGAGAAGGAGATCACTGACGCACTGAACGACAAACAAGTTCGTGACATGACCAAATCACAACTTATCAAAGGTGCATTCCGTATGATTACTCTCAAGTTGGGGCAAGCTAAAATTCCAATGATCGTTACCAACCATACCTACGATGTTATCGGATCTTATGTACCAACTAAAGAAATGGGAGGAGGCTCTGGCCTCAAATATGCGGCAAGTACAATCATCTATCTCTCAAAAAAGAAAGAAAAGGATGGAACAGAAGTGGTCGGCAATATTATCAAAGCTAAGACTGCTAAGTCGCGTTTGAGTAAGGAGAACCAGGAAGTCAATGTCCGTTTATTTTATGATGAGCGTGGTCTTGATCGCTACTATGGTCTTCTGGAACTCGGGGAACTCGCTGGACTCTGGAAGAATGTTGCGGGGCGTTATGAGATCAATGGTAAGAAGATTTACGGAAAAGAGATCATGAAGAACCCAGATCAGTATTTTACTGAAGATGTAATGGAGAAACTAGATGTTGCAGCCAGAAAAGAGTTCTCGTATGGTTCAAGTGATACCATCGATACTCCATCAGGAGATCTGCCAGAGCTTGATCCAGTCGTTTGAACAATCGGATCAAAAAGAAAGGGTTGATCATGATGCAAAACCAAGGTTCACTCAGGTGAACTTTGGTCAAAATCCATACCTTGTGCAAAGATCTAGGACTGCAGTTGATATCTACAGAGAGTTACTTGGTCCTAGATCTTGGCATCTTCCTCCATTGAAATATATGGAGGAATTTCGTGTTAAGAAATATGATCCAGAGACAAGAGATCGATTTGATGAACATGTTGATGTTGTGAATTATGCAACTGCACGTCGATATCTTGCACTTCTGTTTTATCTAAACGATGTGGATGAAGGAGGGGAGACAGAGTTCCCTCTTCATGGTAAGATGATTAAACCAGAGGCTGGTTCAGTCCTGGTGTTTCCTCCCACATGGGAATATCCACATGCAGGACGACCTCCTGTAAGTGGATCTAAGTACATTATGAGCACGTATCTTCATTATGGATAGAGTTGAAAGTACAATTCTTCGTAACATGGTTCATGATGAAGACTATCTTCGCAAGGTAGTCCCATTCATTCAACCTGATTACTTTGATAACCATAAAGATCGTGTTGTCTTTGAGGAGATGGTGAAGTTTGTTGTCAAGTATGACAAACCTGCAAACCAAGAGATCCTGAAGATCGAAGTTGAAAACAGGTCTGATGTTACAGATACTGAATTTAAGGAACTTGTAGAACTCATTTCTTCTCTAGATAATGTACCAACCAATAAAGATTGGTTGCTTGATACTACTGAGAAGTGGTGTCGTGACCGTGCAATTTATCTTGCCTTGATGAAGTCCATCAAGATCGCAGATGGTCAAGATGAAAAGAAAGGTCGTGATGCCATCCCTAGTATCCTCAGTGATGCACTAGCTGTATCATTTGATAATCACATTGGCCACGATTATCTGCAGGACTATGAACAACGTTACGAGGTATATCACCGAAAAGAGGAAAAGATCTCATTCGATCTTGAGTACTTTAACAAGATCACAAAAGGTGGTCTGCCTAATAAAACTCTCAACATCGCTCTTGCTGGTACGGGTGTCGGAAAATCTCTATTCATGTGCCATGTTGCTAGTTCCGTCTTGTTGCAAGGAAAGAACGTTCTCTACATCACACTTGAAATGGCAGAAGAACGAATTGCTGAACGAATTGACGCCAACCTTCTTAACGTCAACATCCAAGAAATCACGGATCTCCCAAAAGTAATGTTTGATAACAAGGTGAATAACCTTGCAAAGAAAACTCAGGGTCAGTTGATTATTAAAGAGTACCCAACCGCGTCTGCACATGCTGGTCACTTTAAGGCTTTACTTAACGAACTTGCACTTAAGAAGTCTTTTAGACCTGATATTATTTTCATTGACTATCTTAATATTTGTGCTTCCAGTCGGTATTCAAAACTGGGTAACGTCAATTCTTATACCCACATCAAGGCCATCGCAGAAGAACTCAGGGGTCTTGCGGTCGAATTCAATGTACCAGTTGTTTCGGCTACCCAAACTACTAGGTCTGGTTATGGTAGCTCTGATGTTGAACTTACTGATACTTCTGAATCCTTTGGTCTTCCTGCTACTGCCGATCTTATGTTTGCTCTTATTAGTACGGAAGAGTTGGAAGAGCTGGGCCAGATTATGGTTAAACAACTGAAGAACCGATACAACGATCCCACTATTAACAAGAGGTTCATCGTGGGTATTGACAGGGCTAAGATGCGTCTGTATGATTGTGAACAGTCTGCACAAAGAGACATTCTTGACAATGGACAGGATGCGGACTATGATGAACCAGAAAAAAAATTCAAAAACAAATTCGCGGAGTTGAAGTTTTAATGAGTAACGTTGATTACAGTAAGTATCAAGAGTTTGTAAATGAAGTCACTTCCAAACCAAGTAAGAACTATTACGATTTTGGCCAACGCCTTGCGGTTCTCAACGACCAGGGATTTCCTACCGAGCGATTGCTTACTGCTGCTGTAGGTATGTGTGCCGAAGCTGGTGAGTTTACTGAAGTTGTGAAGAAAATTGTCTTCCAAGGTAAACCAGTAAATGATGACAACATGTTCCACCTGAAACGTGAACTGGGTGATATCATGTGGTATGTGATGCAAGCCTGTATGGGTCTTGGTGTGTCACTTGATGAAGTTGTCGAAATGAATGTGGAGAAACTTCTTGCACGTTACCCTGAGGGTGCGTTTGATGTTCACTTTTCTGAAAACCGTAAAGAGGGAGACCTGTGAAAAAAGTAAGTATTGAAATGTCCACCTATCAAGCTGCGGTGGTTCGTCAAGTTCTTTTTGAGGCCCAGAAAGGTTATTCTTATGGACCTTCTGCACCAGAACGGGTGTTTGAGATCCGTGAAGTTATCACTGATCTGGATGATGCAATTGGACAAGTGGTAGGTGAGTGATGAAGTTTCTTCTATTTTCTAAAGAATCTTGTGGTCCCTGTATGTTGGTTGACAAATACATGCGATCTATCAAAGATGAACGAACCAGTATCCTGGAGAAAGTTGATCTAGAAGATGTGAGTGAAACTCCCATTCCTCAAGAAAACCTTGATCTTGCAAAGAAGTATGGTGTAACTGCAACTCCAGTTCTCATCATCACTGACGATGAAGGTAATAAACTTGAACAGTTTGTGGGTGGTATGGGTATCACTCAAAACATCCGTAAGATGTTTGATAAGTATAATGTGTAGAATAAATAAGAGGGCTGAGGCCCTCTTTTTTCATGGCTAGTCTTTCTGGTAAAACAACTGCAGGAGAACAGAACTGGAAAGTTTATGTTGTAGATCGTGCTGACAGGGCATCAACAGAATATTTGGTCGAATCTCCTGGAATGGTGTACACCAAGACATCACCATCCAAACAAACCGATATAATTGGTGTTGTACAAATTGGTGAGAAGGTAAAGATCACCAGCCCAACAATTTATAATGTTACTGTAACTAAGGGACCTCTTGGTAGAGCCAGAACAGAACAGTGTGCGCAGGTTAGATATCAAAGTAAGACTGGATATCTCAAACTTACATCTATTAGAAAACCAACAAGTGCTGGAGATGCTGCAGAGAAAAGAACTCTAACACTTACACAGGGTTTATTGGAACAATTAAAAGAAGTTGCTGGTGTTGGTAGAGGTGGTAACTCATCTTTTAATATTACAGTTCCTGGACTTGGACCTATCAATGGTATTAGTGGTATTCGTAAGGTAACTACTAGACCGTTGGGTAGAGAAGCAAAGGCTGATTTTGCATTGATTGACAAGAGAGGAAAGGAGATCCTCTATGTTTCACACAAACAAGGAAAGACTGCATCGGCTTTCCAACAGTATGGTGGTGTGTCTGAAAAGTCTGGAACTCCTGGAAATCCTGGACTGATCATGAATGATCCAGAAGTTCAACAGTTCTTTGATGATCTTTATACCTTCTATGAAGATGATAAAATGGGATTGAAACAGTATGATAACAATCCCTTTGGTAGTGGAAGACTGAATAAGAGAGTGTTTAGATATCTTGGAGATCCTACTTTAATCAGTAGATCGGTATATGGTCCCGATTTTGGTAGACCATTTGGACCAGACAACGTACATCTTCTTGGTCAAGGTGAGTTTATCTTCACACCTATTGTTAGCCCTGATGGTGATATTACTTTCCAACTTACGTTCTCTGGGCCAATGGAAATCAATGGTGTAACTACACCATTCACAGAGAGAAATAATCCATATAGAGCCATTATTGTTGCTAGATACACAAGTGGTAGAAAAGTGGTGAGTTCAAGGGGTGATATTCCTGGTGTTCGATGCGTCATCGCACCTGCCGCCCTCGCAGGGGCCGGTGTAGATATTGACACACTGATCTGACCACGGACCCGAAACTCTGGTATTATAAGGACATGGCCAAGAACACACACCTCGAACACCTTGAAGACGACATCCTCAACCAGGGTGCGGAAGGTGGTTTCAATGCGATCAAGTTCCTTCGTGAACTGGGTGACATGCTCACTCAACCCCAGTCCAACGTCAAGGTAACGACAAAGTGGGATGGTGCCCCTGCAATCATCTGTGGTAAAGATCCAGTCTCTCAACGGTTCTTTGTAGGAACCAAGTCTGTCTTTGCCAAGACTGCACCTAAAGTTATCTACAGTGAAGCTGATGCTGACGCAATGTATGAAGGTCAGTTGGCTCAAAAACTGAAAGACGCATATCGATATCTCTCTCAACTTCCTATTCAAGGAGTTCTTCAAGGAGATCTTCTTTTCACTGATGACAAAGATACCCGTCTGGTGAACGGTGAACAATCAATTGTGTTTCAACCAAACACGATTGTTTATGCAGTCCCAACTAACTCTGCTCTGGGTGCAAAGGTTGCCCGTGCAAAGTTGGGTATTGTGTTTCACACCACTTACGTTGGTCCAACTCTTGCAGATATGAACGCACAGTTCGGTGCAAGTGTCTCCAGTCTTCAGGGTAATGCTGATGTGATGGTGTTCAGCTCTGACTTTACTGATGCGACTGGTGCTGCAAAGATGACCGATGATGAGAAACGTCGGTATGATCTGTTGGTCAATCGTGCAGAGGGATCTCTCAAACAAGCCAGTGCATTCCTTAACCTACTGGGTTCCTTTGGACAAAGTAAGTTCATGATGAATGTGTTGTTCAAACAATTTTTTAATACTTACATTCGTCAGGGTAAACCCATTCGTAATGTACAGGACGTAGTTCAAGACTTTAAAGTCTATTATTCTGGTCTTCTCAACAAAGAAATTGCAACAAAGAAGACGAAATCGGCCCAAGATAAATATTTACAAATGCGGACAGATGGTCTCAAGTTCATTCAAGTGAACGAAAGGTCCATCTATTTCACCGTTGCCTCATACATGAATTTGATTGAGGCTAAGAACTTTATTATTCGTAGACTTGAGAGGGTTCAAACTTTGGGAACCTT